CAGACCAACACAATAAACATAACAATGGCACTAACAGTAATAGTTTTAATCGGAGGCATAATTGCTGGATTTATGCTACTTGATGAATCTCTTGATAACAAAATTGCTGATGTGTCATGTATATCTGGCGGTGTTGTCGTAGCGTTTCAGGATGCCAGGATTATCGAAGCAGATCCGGAGAAGCACACAATTCAGATCGAAACCAAAGAAGGACATGAGTTCTGGTGGTGGGGTGATACGCTGATTGAGGTGAAGCCATGAGCCATGATATGAACATACAAAATAAATGCCCTTGGTGCAATCATAAGGTCAAGGATACTCAATATTGGCCCTACTGCTCTTATCATTGTCAAGAAAAAGGAAAGCTCCGACAGGCACAACTTTATGTAGCAAGGATGAGAGCAAGGGAGGAAAACCATGAAGATTAAAACCTGTCGAGACTGTCCATATATTATTTCCTGTCAATTGGGCGTTTTTGGAAGTAACCCAAAGTTGTTTTCAGTCCCCGACAACTGCCCGAAGCGAGGTGAAAAACTTGAGTGGCCGGATAAGGTTGAGCCGAAAAAGGAGAATCAATGAGCTTCGTAACTTGCTTCGTGTTTATTGGTGGCTGGGTGTTTATAATTCCGGTCAGCCTAAACTGAAAGGAGAAACCAATGCAAGTCAAAAAAGTGAATCAATACAAATGTGATTTCTGTGGAAAGAAGGGCTATTCATCAGGACACATGCGATCCCACGAAAGATATTGCACCATGAATCCGAACAGGGTTTGCCGTGTTTGCGCTCTTATGGAGAATGAAACTATAGAGATAGCTTCTCTTCTGCCTATATTACCAGACCCCAAAGAATATCTTCATGAAGATGAATATGGCGGTCGAGCGTATTGGAACCTTAAACCAGCCGTTGAAGCCGTTATGCCAAAATTAAGGGAACTTACAAATAACTGCCCAGCTTGTATCATGGCCGTTTTAAGACAAAAAGGAATCCCGGTTCTATGCGCCGAGTCTTTTAATTTCAAAGAAGAATGCAAGTCTATTTTTTATGACAATAACCCAAGCAACTTTTATGAACCGCCACTTTGTGCTTGACAATTACGTTCGGAGGGTGTAAGGAGTCTATGAAAGGTAATATTCTATGAGTTGGATGGAACTCAAATTCAAACTATTTTTAGAAAAAGGTACATCGGAGGGAATACACCCCGTATTCTTTAGAGGCCATCCCCTCGTTCCGGTGTGCCTTTTTGTGCAAATAGGACTCTCTTAATGGCTAAAAATCCTGCTTTCCTATTCTACCCCGGTGACTGGCGCAGAGACACACAAGTTCAAATGGCTTCTATGCAAACAAGGGGGATTTGGGTCGAAATGTTATGCTGTATGTGGGACGCTCCTGATCGTGGAAAGCTCGAAGGTTCGTATGAACAACTGTCCCGATTAATAGGTTGCACTATCCCTGAATTAAAAGATGCTGTAACGGAATTAAGCGTTACAAAAATCGCTGATGTAACGAATGGTAACGATTCTGTAACGGTGATTAACCGTAGAATGTACCAAGAAGAAAAGCAAAGAAAATTAACAAGATTGAGAGTTCAGAAATATAGAGAAACGCATGGTAACGAAAATTGTAACGCTCCTGTAACAATGTATCCTTCAGTTTCATCTTCAGTTACAGTTACAAAGAAACAAAAAAAAGAGTTTATTCCACCTTCCTTGGATGATGTAAAAGTGTTCTTCCAAGAAAAGGGATACCGGAAAGATATAGCTCAAAAGGCATTTGATTATTATTCAACTTCAGGGTGGGTTGATTCTAAGGGGAATAAAGTCCGAAACTGGAAACAGAAAATGATAGCTGTCTGGATGAGGGATGAACATAAAGATTTATCAAAACCTGAATTTCAGCCAAAGAGCGTAGAGGAACTTATATCGTGAACGCATTTCAAAAACTTCCGCCACAGAACATAGAAGCCGAAGAAAGCCTGCTTGCTTCTTGCTTGCTCACAGATCCGGCTGAAATACTGGATATTCTTGCACCTGATGATTTTTATAAACCGGCTCATGGCAAGATATTCGGGGCTATTTCAAGTCTATATAAGAAGAAAGAAATAATTGATTTAACAACATTATATACTGAATTAAAAGCAACAGGAGTTGTGGAAGAAGTTGGTGGAGCGGCATATCTTTCAAAGCTTATGGACTGTCCAATAGCGTCTGATAAGATTCTCTATGCAAAGATGGTTAAAGCATCGGCAGTCGGGCGTAAGATGATTGAAATATCAATGAATACGGCACAAATAGTTTTTGATTCAACAGTTACACACAATAACATTGTTGATCTTTTAGATACGGCTCAATCAGAAATGATGAAAATCAGGTTTGAGGTTGGAAACGATAAGCATGTTTCTATTTCGGATTTATGCTTGAAGCGTATTACAGACTATGAGGAATTATGTAAAGGGCATGAGCCTGGAATTAAAACAGGGTTCAGGACACTTGATTTATTAACAGGCGGTCTTTGGGGTTCTCTTTTTATTGCAATAGCGGCAAGACCAGCGATAGGGAAAACAGCCTTTATGCTGAATCTGTCTAAAAATATAGCTTCTGCCGGTCATAAGGTTGGAATATTTGAGATTGAAATGGATAAGGAAAAACTTCTGGACAGAATGATTTCGTCTTTAAGCGGTATAAATTCCATACGGTTAAGAACTGGTAGAATCGGTAATGCTGATTGGACTGCTATAAACCAAGCGGCAGAAAAGATTTATTCTTTGCCGATAGTTATTGATGATACTGGCGGTTTAACAATTCAGGAACTTAAAAGAAGAGCAAGGCAGATGGTCAAACAAGGTGTTGAGATAATATTTATAGACCAGTTAAGCAAAATCAGGGGCGGTAAAGGCAAGGATATGTTTGCACAAAATACCAACATTGTGAATGAACTTGCGGAATTTAAGAAAGAACTTCGGATACCTATATGCCTTTTAGTCCAGATAAACCGGAAAGCAGAGGACTCAAAAAGACCTTACCTAAACCATCTTAAAAACACAGGGGCAATTGAAGAAGATGTGGACTTATGCTTGATTGGTCATAGAGAATATCCGTACACAAAGAAACCGGAAGATGAAACAAAGGCTAATTGGGAACTGGCAAAGAATAGGGATGGGGCAACAACCGATATTCCTATGCAATGGGATGGAAAAACAAGCACATTTTTTGAGATTACAAATACATACGATGTTTAACCGAAGCAGAAACGGCATAGGGGGCGGGATGATTTGCAAAGGACAAACAGGAATAGCGGCTAACCACATATGGGAGCTGGTGGGGAAAAAGACTGTAGAAGGGCAGTTAATAGATGTTTATCGTTGTAAGCTCTGCGGAGAAATTGAGAGCAGAGTTTATGGTTTTGTGCCGACACCGGCAAGGAAGGAGTAATATGAAGAAATTTTTATGCCGTTTTTTAGGGCACAAATTAGAAGTTTTTGTCAGAGACAAGGTTTATATAAAATGCACACGCTGTGGATTGGTATGGGAGTATATCGGCAAGGAAGGAGTGAATGATGAGCAGACAACACCATTACTTAAAATGTGAAACAGAGTATTTTCAAGCTGTTGAAAGAGGAAAGAAAAAATTTGAAATTCGCTTAAATGATAGGAATTTCAAGACGTATGATATGGTTTATCTTGTAGAAATTGTAAATGGTGTAGCAACAGGAAGAGTAATCCCCGGTCTTGAAATTCAGTATATTTTTACTGGTGGTGAATATGGGTTAAGTTCTGACTATTGTATATTTAACTGGTAGGAAGGAGTGAATAATGGATAAGAACAAAGAACTTTGCGAATTGCTTGGGATTGAGTGGCATGAGCCTAAATGGTATAGCGATAGAAAAATGTGGAACTGCACTATTTGCGGAACTTGGACTCATGAAATTCCTGCTTGTGTGAAAAAAAATCCCGACTTCACCACACCTGCTGGCATAGTCCAGTTGCTTGGGATTATGAGGGGAAGGGATGATTGGTATAAATTTGCATATGAATATTTAATATTCGATTATTATGACAAACGAGAGTATTTTTATGCTCTTCCTATTGATTATTACTTACTTGACGCAACCGGCAGGCTAAGAGATGCGGCGATTGAGTTTTTGAAAATTACTAACAAATAGGAATTATTATGCCAGCATTGAACTTTAAAAAAGAATTTGCAGATAAGGTCGCTTCCGGGGAGAAGAAACAGACGATCCGGGCGCTACGCAAAGACGGCGGAAATCCAAGACCGGGGCAGATGCTTTATCTCTATTCAGGAATGAGAACCAAATATTGCAAGAAGCTCGGAGAGGCGGTTTGCACGAGCGTTGAGCACATATGTATTGAAAAGGGTTGTTCGGTTGTAATTGGGATAACACCGCTCCCCCGGTTTGCAGACGAAATAAAGTTTGCCAGAGCAGACGGCTTTGAATCCACAGTAGATTTCTACGACTTTTTTTTAAGGACTCACGGCCTACCGTTCCGGGGTCTGCTGATAAAATGGGAACTTCAAAAGGAATTATTATGACCACAGACAAAGAACTCGAAGACCTGAAATACCGGCGTGACCGCCTATGGCGTGAGCTGATGTATCTGGACGGGCAAATATTCCGGGCGGAACCCAAAGGCAGGGCGTTGAGCCAGGAGGAATGCTCCAGAATCAGCAAACTGATAGGGAGTAAGGTGGGGGCAAACCATCAGAAATAGCCCTGTAGCTTCACCAGACGCACCCACAATAGACTTCTCGGAAAAAAGGTAGTTGGGTAAGGGTAGGGTAAAAATGAAAGGGGAAATGAATGAAAAAAGAAGCAATAATAAAGGCGATTACAGCGGCTCGGATATTTATTAATAGAGAAAAAGAACTAACAGCAGGGGATTATCAGTATCTTGGTATTACCGGAAGCAAGAGAACATCTGCGTTGCGAAGGGCAAGTATGGAGCTTACAAGGGCATTAGCTGAAATGAGGAAAAGATAATAGGAGATTAAATGCTTGAATTAAAGATTGATATTGTCCCTTTCGGTAATGAAAGCAAGCGAAGGACATTGGATAAGCTAATAATTATAAACACAGCCACGCACCCGAAGAGGCCGGAATGGGGAAAATACATCTGCCATCATAGCGAAGGCTCTTTTATTATTGAGAATCACAAGAGGGAAGATGGTTTCTGGAGCTTAATCAGGAAGTGCATAAACGAATACTTGGACTAAGGAGATTGAATGGAGATACAGACAAGAGAAGAGCTGGCGGAGCGTGCATTTCAACTTGATTGCAACATAAAAGAGTGCCGGATGAATATTCGTGATAACTGCTTGAAAATAGGCATGTGGGCAAGTGAACTAAAAGCAGGGAAGTTGTATAAGCTCCTTGAACCTGACGCAAAAAACTGGGAGCATTTTATCAGTATTAGGGGTTGGGGTTTAAAACGGGCAAGCCTTGACAATTATTCTCTGGTTGCGAAAACGATAGGAAGCGACATAGCCGACAAGGACATCCCGTTGAATCGAGCCATCGACATAGCCAGGGTTATCAGCCACATACCGAAAGATGAGGTTGAGGACACGAAAGCGGATCTTATAGAGAGTGCCGCAACATTACCGAAGTTAGGATGGGAAGATACTTTGAGGGTGGCAAAAGGTCAAATGCCATCAGATATTTGCGAGCATGAGGAAACAGAACTGTGGCGTAAATGCTGTGTTAAGGGCGGTTGCGGTAAATTCTTGGGTAAGGCATGAGAGCGACTAACTTTTACTATTAAGTAGCAATTTTAGGAAGTGTGTATGACGGGATGCAAGGCTACAATCAAAAAATCTTGGTTAGTCCCTGAACATAATTGCAAAAGAAGCGTATGGAAGGACGGATATTGTAAAATACATTATCGTATCAAAAACAAGGAGGGACGTATGAGTAAATGCACAATTTGTGGAGAGGAATTGACTACAGATGGGCATGTTTGCAGAACTACAGCGTTTATACTCGGTGAGGAATTAGGAACAGCTTTTATCAAGGGCGGTGTTTCAGAGCCATATAAACCAAACACTGAATCTCTCGACAGCATAGTTTTAGCACTTCGGGACATCCTTGAAGAACTCAAGAAGTTCAATGAGAGGGAACAGGAGAAAGAATATGGGAAAAAGGTTGCCCAATACCCCACGCTCGAAAGTTAAGGCCGCTCTCCGCAGACTTTGGTTAAGAAGTAGGGAGCGAGCGTCAGCCTTAAAGCGTGATAAATATACCTGCAAATGTGGGAAAAAGCAGAGCAAGGCCAAGGGTAAAGAGGTCTATGTTGAGGTTCACCACAAGGAAGGGATAGACTGGGAAACCTTAATTGATCTTGTATATGAACGACTCTTGGTAAATCCAGAGAAACTTGAAACTACTTGTAATGAATGTCATCTTCAGTTGCACGAAAAGGAAAGCCATGAGATGTAGCTTCTGTTGGGAAGATATTAATGATGGAAAGATAGTTGCAAGCGGCAAGGCGACTATCTGTTACAATTGTATTAAAAAGGCGCTTGAAATCTTAAAAGAGGAAAAGCGTGAAAAGGAGGAGAAGCCATGAAGGATGAAGACCGTTCGATAAAAAGCCTGAAGCGTTTTCAAGAGCTTGCGTCTTTGTACTCGGAATTGCTCTATGCTGTCGAAAAGAAATTCCCAAACGAAACACGGCATCAAACAGCATTGAGGTATATTCGGGAAAGGGAATTAAGCGGTAACAATGAATCTGCTAAAGAGGAGAAGCCATGACCGATAAAGATAAAAAATTACTGACCGAGTTTTTAGGTGAGGGCTGGCATGAGATCATTAACAGAGTGAAATCCATTGAATATGGGGAGTTGTGTAAGTGTACATGTGGAGCCGTCAACTGTGAAAAGGATTCTATGCACCGCACATTCGACACTTGGCAAGATTTGGGGGATTTGAAGACGGAGTTAGAGAAGAAAAATAAGTGGAGCTATTTTTGGTATTTTGCGGTGCAAGTACATGATTTAGATGCAAAAACAAAACACAAATATCATGAAGACCTGTTTATAGCATGGCTGTTTCAACCAGAACACTTCTGCCAACTTGTTGCTAATTCTCTGAAGGGGAAGCCATGAAAATCGAATATAATGACAATGGTGAAATCAGTTCTCTTTTTTATTCCCACTTTGAAGTCGAAATGGCAGGGCTTCTTTTTAAGCTCTATGGCGGTACAACTGAACCATTACATGAACAAAAGAAAACATGGGAATATATTCAGGACATGAAGAAGTTGGCGCAAGCTGAATTGGAGGAGAAGCCATGAATTGCCCCGTATGCGAGCGTGAAAACACAATTGACAAAGTGACGAGAACCGGAATCTTTCATGTAAAGGGTAAGGACATTGAGGTTACGTTCCCGATGTTCGTGTGCCGTGTATGCGGTATTGAGTATATAGGGGAGGAAGACCCGTTTCTGACGGCGCATAAGAAATATAAGGAGCTTTATAAATGAAAAAACTAACAGACTTACGACCAAGAGAAATTACAAAGAGGGATTTTGAGACTCACATTAGGACGGTAATTGATAAATATATTCCTGTCCTATTCCTACAAAAACATACTTTTGAGGTTAAGTTCGGGACGGAAAGCGACAAATCTTATTTTGAGTTTAAATTTAATTATCCATATCTGAATCAGACAGTCGCTTACTCAGAGCTTGCTTTTAAAGACTGGGCAAAAGGGAAAGACATAGTTCCGTATATTGTCCATGAGATTTCCCATTGTCTTACAGACCCGCTATATGCAAAAGCATGTGAGCGATACGCTTCTAAAAACGAGATCGAAGATGAACGGGAAAGACTGACTGATTTAATTTGTAATATTGTACTGCCATTGACTAAATAAAAAGAAATACAAGGAGATGTACGGGAAATAAAATTGCTACAAAAGGGAGGAAAGCATGAGACATTTAAATTATTTTAAATATTTGTTAAGGCATAAGTGGTTTGTATTTGTGGCTTGTACCAAAATAGGCGCTTCTTGGTGGCTTGGAATAATTCATGATTTAAGCAAGTTCAGGCCGTCGGAATGGTTCCCTTATGCCCATACTTTTTATGCAAAAGATGGCTCAAAACAATACCATGAGACCTATGATTTCTCTATTGCGTGGAATCATCATCAGAAACGAAACAAACACCACTATCAGTACTGGATGATTACTTGGGATAGAGGCACAACCGAACCGCTTGAAATGCCATATAAATATATCCTTGAAATGGTTGCAGATTGGATGGGCGCTGGTCGGGCTATAACCGGAAAATGGGAAGTCAAGGAGTGGTACGAGAAGAACAAGGATAATATAAAATTAGAGATTGTTACGAGAAGGTTTGTTGAATCAATTCTGTCAAATCTATAAAATTCCTACTAAATAGGAATTTAATAGCATGACCAAAAGCCAGAAACCGATAAAGGAGGGAATTATGAAAACACATTATTGTAATGGTATAAAAACATCAGGGTATTGGAAGGGTTATAACTGTGCGGCGATAGGTAAATATAAAGTTAAGGGCAAATGGTACTGTGCGAATCACCTGCCGCAAGCATTGGTAAAACACAAGATTGTGCATCAAATAGGGGGAATAAATGACCAAACGCCAGAAGCTTGAAGCTGATTGCAGAAGTCTGTGCCGAAAGATAGTTATGAAAAGAGATGGGCATATGTGCCGTGTTCAGGGCTGTAATCGGGCGGCTACAGACACCATCCACATCATAGACAGAGACGTGAATATCACAACATTTGACCTAACTAATTTGTATGCCGGATGCAGAATACACCACGATCACGACAAGCCCCTTGATTTAATCAAACAGCACATAGCGGTTGTCGGGCAAGAAGAGGTGTTCAGGTTAAGTGTGTTGGCGCAACAATATAAAGTATGGCACGAATGGGAACTTGAAGAACTCAAAGTGAGCTTAAAACAGGAGCTTGAAAGGATAAAGACATGAAGTTAACAAAAGGAAATATAACTAAAGCAATTAATACCTTTAATAAAACATACTCTAAAAGACATCCAGACCATGTGTTTTCTTGGAGAGGGAAGCCTGTTTCTGCAAGGAAATTCTTTGCTTTGTGTATAATGAAAGAGAAAAAATTTAAATTGGATTGGTTTTAACCGGTACAAAGGCAGCGATAGTGCCGGAACTTTTCCTATTAAATAGTGAAAAGGGGTGAACATGAAACTAATAGAAGATTATAAAATTGCACTACAAGCATTATATGACCATGTTGGATTTCAGGAAGATTGGGTTGTTTTCCCAATAGATGATTGCACAAATTCTGTGTGGGCAATAGACGGTAATCATGTGAAATATGCAGATACAGTTGAAGCCTTTGAAAGTGATGGAGATTATTATGAAGATGATATTTACACTCAACGATTCTATAATAAATGGGTATATGAGGGTGCAGAATTAACAATGATTTTTTGTGATCCCCATGTTGATGGAATGAAATGGTTCAGAATTTTTAGTAATAAATTAAGGATGGGAAAATGAATCGCTGGCTACTTAGTGCAATTATATGTTGGACTTTTTCATTAACCTTATGGGTTAGCTATTCTTGGGGAGGTAGTATGCCGGAAAACACAATATGGGATATATTTAAAGACGAAAAGAAGGCTGAAGATACATTTGAACATTTCTGTGTAACGTCTGCCATGAGGGACGCTTGGACATGGGAAATTCGTACTGGCAGACCAGCCAGGATCGCAACAAGCAAGATCAAGAACGACAGCACAGGCGATATAGACCATGTGCAGGCAGAAGGGCTGGATGAAGATGGTCAATGGGTTCCGCTAACAACACATAACACAGACGGTAAGCTACGGAAATGGAAGCCTCATTTTGATGCAAAGCCATATAAGTACTGGACTTTGGATGAGTTTGTTGATTCGCAGAAAGGTGTTAGAGCCGCTCACTTAAAATCCAAGAAGTAATTACTTATGCACAGATTCCCTATTTAGGCATTCGTTAAGCTCATTTTTTGTTCTTGCGCATGACTCCATGAGATTAGTCAAAGCTTCTCTGCTTATTGTAACTGTATCTGTAGTTTCAATAGGTTGTGTTGGAGTGCAGCAACTACTCATCCATAAGACGAGTAAAAGCAAAGAGTATTTTTTCCACATCTTCAGGACTTGCATTTTCTACCTCTTTTACTAATTTCAGCATGGATAAGTAATATTCTCTCCGGGCTTTTGCCCTCTTCGCCGGGTCTGGTTCTACCAGAGCATTAGCAAGTTTCAGCCCTTCGGCAATGGCGAGACTGATACTGCCCACAGTCCCGCCACTTATCAAAGCTGATAACAGTTTGCCTACTTCCTCTGCGTTCATTATTTATCCTTTGAGAGAGCTGACTTACCCGTAAAATAGTTTACAAGTGCTAATACAATACATAGACCAAAGTTTGTCCACGAAAATGGCGTGTCAGGCTGAAGCAGAAACGCACGCACTGGTTCAATAACAGCAGCTATGGCTCCAAGAATGTTCGTAATAATGTTGATTACTTGTGGTGTCATTTGATTTCTCCTTTTTTATGGTACGATTACAGGGTCAACTACAACAGGGTTTACAATTATCGGTGCTGGCTGTTCCACTACCAGCGGATTTACGACAGTCGGTGTTGATGTATTATCAATGATATTTGGTGCTGTCAGGGTGCTTGTGTTCAATGTTCCGCTCATGTTCGTATCGCCTATGGTTCTGATTGAGTTATTAGCTCCACCTACAGCATACGAAGTTGTATTCGTTCCTGACCCCATGATACTAGATACATCATGCACAATAGCCGAAACACCAATCCAAGGAGCCGCCACACTTGCAACAGTACCGAGCAAATGTATCCAAGGCTGAGCATAGTCAGTCTGTTTATACTGCTGGAAATTAGCATTGTCAGGTGGTGCATACACGGTTATCTTGCCGACATTCCCGAACTCCATAGCCTTAGACTGATCTACTGGCTGAAACTCAACAAGCGGTTGCGGAGTTCCCTTGGTTGCCATTATCGCATTGTAATACGCTTTTTCTGCTTCCAGTTGAAGCGGGGTCATAGCACAGCCAGCGAGCAGAAAACTACTAATTAATAGTAATATTAATCTTTTCATGGCTTTCTCCTTTAGCATGTTGTTGTGTAATGGTCAGGAGCCGTTGTGATCGTATCTGTTGTCCAAGTAACTTGAGGGTAAGGAACCGTCCAAGGATATGTAACCGGATAAGTCCAGTATCCGCTTCCAAAGACACGATTCAGTTCTGACTGCAATTCACGAGCTTCCAATTCAGTCAGTTCTATTTCCCTGTCTCCCAAGTTGATTTTTATCTTTACTTCTGTTTTCATGGCTTTCTCCTTATTGTTATCCATATAATCCCTGTCAGTATGAGCAGGGCTATAAGTCCGTAAATGTCAGTATCCACCATTTCTCAACTCGCTTATGCCTTTGGCGTCAATATACAGTTCAGGGTTTAGTAATATTGTAGGATTCAGCTTCCATAATTCCAGATGAATATGCGCTCTCATGCCGCCACCATATTTCTGAGATATATCCTGAGCTATACCAATTTCTTGCCCTGCTTGCACATCATCCATAATCAGGTCTTCATAAGGCACAAAATAAAAGAGTTTTGACATATACTGGTCATTAAAAATTCTGCATCCAACATATTTGGTATCATCAGCATATGGGAATGCTCTTACAATCCTGCCGAATGTCGGAGCTAAAACAACTTGTCCCGGTTCACATAAAAGGTCTATTCCTTTATGTTTCCTCTGTCCTCTTGGCGATCCAAACCTGCCTGACCCGCCAGAGTCTTCCCTCAAGCCAAGTCCTGTTGGATTTATGATCTTCATCCTTTTTTTAATTCCTGAATATCACTTGCCATATTATTAGTATTTGCAAGTATGGTCGCTATCTGTATATTGAGTGAGTGCAATATCTCCTGAATGTTCTCTCTTGATTTATGGGCTTCTTTTGTAGTTTCCTCAAAGTTATTCATACGTTGTATATTCCCTTTTTGAATTAATCCAACCTCTTTCAGCATATCCATAGACGCTTGATGAACAGGACAAGTTTCGTGCCTTACATTCTCAAGCTGTTTCGGAGTTACGAAATTCAACTCCCCTTTCTCGTCAAATAAAACTTTATGATGAACACGAACCCGGTACAGTGCAATCGCCAAACTACCTATAAATGTGCAGATAGTTACAAGTGAGATGATAAATTGAAGTTCGCTCATTTTGAGTTTCCTTTATGGAAGCCTGTAGATTTTATAGGTTATAGCCAAGTTGCCAGTCAGCCCGTTGTTTGAAGTCCAAGCCCGTGTCGCCCCGCCTCTTGTTGATACGATTAAGCCTCCGGTTGCTGCGCAGTCGGTCATGCGCTTTAAACTTACATTGTCGAGATAAATTTCTACTGTTCCAGATGTGGAATAAAACAGTACTGTAGTTGTAGTAGATAAAGCTGTACCATACATGCTTCTGCTGGTATATGCGTGAGACAGATCGCTAATTACTAAATTATATAAGTTAGTCCCAACTGGGTTCCCATTCCACAGCCCTAATCTATAATTACCAGCAACACTCTTTGTATCGCCAGTTAATTTATATATAGCTCCTGATATGCTCGTTATCACATATGTGTTATAAGCTCCATTAGCACACTTCAGGTGGTATGTCCCAACATTGGGAGATATACTATTAGACGTCAATGCCGTACCAAAACTTGCTGTCCATCCTGTTATTGCGTTAGCCTCGTTTGCATTCGGGTCTGACGCTGCATTTGCGCTTGTATGTAACTCAGCATCAAGCGTTTCTCCACCCGGAGCCGTTGCGCTTATGTAGCCACTGGCTTTGTAGCCATTTGAGTCAGTCAGCTCTATGAAATGGTTGCCGTCCTGGTACGCACTTACGTCAAGCCCGCCGATGAAGGCGTTTGTCGCTGTCATATCTAAGAGGGCGGCGTTGGCGGCTATAGAGTTAGAAGCTACCAGTCTTCTACCTTGAGTTTTACCGAGTAGTCCCATCACACGCCTCCGTCCGTAAATGCCCCGTTCTGGCCTATGACAATCCAAGTATTAGCCGATTCACAATACACAGTTACAAACTCGTTCTTCGTACCACCAGATGTGATTTTATCGGCAGCGTCCAAAACCGTACCGTCAAACATCTCAAAGTGATCTGCCGCACCTGCCTTAACCGAGAATGCTGCTGCTGTAGAAGCTCTGAAAGTCCCACTCATACCAATAACTGCCGTTGGAAGCGTAACGGTATAAGCTCCGGTGATTTTATGCACATCACCGTACATTGTAGCTGCTGTTACAGCTTCGGTTGCAGAATGAGAGTTGATTGAAAACTTCACCCCGCCTGTAGCTGTGATTATGCCAGATACAGTAAGTGTTGAAAATGTTATGTTCTTCGGTATTCCATGAAGCCCTTCACCTGATATATTTGCCATGATAAACCTCCTTAATAGTAAAGCTCATAGTGAAGAATAGCCCCATTAGAAGCTACTGCGTTTATACACTTGAAATTACGGATATTGTTTACACCTCTTACAACCCTGCTAACACCAGCATCTACAAGAATACCATAATTATTCAGGGCTGTTGTTGACGGTGTTGTACCATCAACTGTGCAAAGAATAGCCGCTGTTTCTATGGCTATCAGAAGTGCTTTCGGATGAGGATTTGTCTTGTTCAAGGCAATTAAATCCTGTCCTATAGCCACAGTTCCCGTTGATGTACCGCCTGTCAATGTTTCTGCCTGAAATGTTCCAGATACCGTATTTACGAAAAGGATACCTTTATCACTTGAACCGGCAGTTCCTACTTCTACCGCCTGTGCTACGAGCTTGCATGTAGCACCTGAAGTGCCGCCTTCAAGAGCCTCTCCTACAGATAAAGCAGCTGTAGCCCCTGTAGTGTACCTCACCCAATGTGTTGCATCTTTCGGAATTGAAAGTAATGTAGAATCAAAACTCTTAGATGCTGTAATAGCCGTCCATATACCTGAAAATACACAGTTCCCGTCATGTTGAAATATTAACATTTAGTTCTCCTTTCGGCATATCGCCTTATTAATCCACACTGTTCTTTAAGAAAAGATATATTACTCTTGTAAGTTTCGCCATAAATGTATTCTGCTTTTGGTCTGGAAATGCTGCATCAATAGCAGCTTTTACCTTAACCCAGTCTGGTAAATTACTCGTAAGTACCTGTTGTTTTTCTTGAGCAAGAATCTCTTGAGCTGATTTCTCAATTGCTATATGTGCTTCATATTTAGCAATCCATGTTAGAACTTGCTCTTCAGTTGGTTTTTCACCAAGATTTTCAGGCCACTCTTTAATCTCTCCACCAACAATTGTTACTCCGGGAGCGTTGTTCGTTTTCCAATGTATCGCTTTATGCCTTAACATATACTCCTCCTATGGATTATTATATTCAATTATAAAGATCCCGATGCTTGTTTGCACTCCATTAAATACCGCCGTACCATTAGTATTAAACTGACCGCCAAAATAAGTTGATCCAGCAGCAGAAGCACCACCCCTTAATCTGAATGTGGTTTCTGATGTTGTGCCCGCTGTCATTTGATAAAAAATAGAAGATTGCCCTGTTGAATTACTCAGAGCAGCTAATGCGCTTGCTGTAGCATCTTGGAATAAAGCGATTGAAACATAACCGGCATCTCGTGCTGCACACATTGCATGTGCTATTATTAGTAATTCGTTTGTCGCACTTGTTGGAGTTATTGCGCAAGTATCAAGCTCAAAACCTTCTGTTATTTGAGGTACTGTGTTATCTAATGGAAGTACTGTTGAACCGGAAACAACAGTATTAACAACCGAATATTGTATCTGAACCAAGCGTCCATCAGTCCATGAACCAATTCCGGTAGCATCAGACGTAAGCAGCTTACTTGCGCCTGCACCTGTCGTGAGTTTTATAATAGGGGCTGTAACTGTGCCTGTGAATGTCGGAGAACCAGCTCTTACCGGCGCACCCGTACCTGTTGCCGTAGTCCATACAGGCGTTGTAGCGGCTCCACCACCTACAAGTATCTGTGTTGTAAGACCTGCTTTCAGGTTCGTTATCTGAGTTTCAGCTAAAGCCCAGTTTGCAGCATCCTTTACCATGCCTTCATAAAAGGTGTCACCGGAAGCACCAGTATCTATTACGGAAAATATAGCCATTTATCTCTCCTTATTGTATTCCTCTTAAACTGCCGTACTTGCTCTTTGGTTTCTCTTTATCTTTATATTCTTTTCTCACTACAGAACCCCTACCAGCTATGTCATAATAGGGTCTTCCAACTAAAGGAATGTATTTTGTTGAACGTAGTCCTTTGTCTTTTTTGTCTTCAAGAAGCAGGTCTTTTGATATGTCGTTTGCTATAGAGATTGTGCCTGGAGCCACACTATTCCATAAGAAGCTACCTACCCCTTCCCTAAAGCCTTTATCAACAAGGTATCTGTTCACAAGTGTTATCTGCCATGCAGAATCAGTCAGATATTCATCAAGAGCCTTGGTATCTCCTTTGAATATAAAATCCCTTGCGGCATTAACTGTTACACCACATGCAAGCAACCATGCCGTAAGATTTGCCATGTTGTAAGCCCCTTTTGCTATATTCCCTGCTTTAATCTGGTTAACTACATCATTTCTGAATATGTCTAACTGCTTAATCTGGTATGTATGAAGCATGTAAAGAAGCCGTGTTTTGTCACCGTTTAAGTATCCTGTCGGTACTTCTGCCTTTGAAATCGGATGATGTTTTGCAAGGTTATAATGAACAAAGGTGTTCGTTGCTAAAGTCTTTTTGTTATTAAGCAAGTCCTGTTTTACCTGTGCCGCATCTTCACCGAACAATCTGTCTATCTCAGCTTCTATTTCCGGCTTATATTTCGGATTCTTTAAAGCTCTTTGCGTTTTAACCATATTAGCATTCATGTTCAAGCCCTTGCCGAACATATCCGTTAAAGTCAAAAAAGCCATATTTAGCTTGGTTGCCTTACCCATCTTTGTATTGCGTTCAAGGTCAGCCTTAAAATTATCAATACCTATATCAGAAAGTTTCTCTGCATTTTTAGTCATCATTCTACCAAGACCCTGAATCGTGTTTCTCACTCCATGTCTTGATAATGTTATTCCAACATCCTGAAACTGCGTTAATGCTGTCATTGGATTTCCCAGAAGAGCATTATACGTGAAGTTTTTCAGTCCTGTTACATACTTCCCTTGAGATTTTGGCATCATGTAAGAAGTCAACACATGCTTTAATTCAGCCTCTTGCTCCATAGCTCTGTTAGGGTCTTTAGAGAACTTACCCTTATCCTTTAAATCAAGTATTATATCTCCTATAGAATCAGACAATTCAGACTTGCCAACAGGAAGGTCAATCCCTTCCATTTGGATAGCCTTGCCTATCTTCCTTGATTTCTTAAATAGGTTGTTGTTTGCTATGGCTGTGTTCATACTCCCTATATATTTAACCAACGATTCATGGAATGGATAATAATGTTGCATTAGTTCAGGAGTAAGTGTCGTGAGTGTTCTTGACTTCCCAATGCCTGTTTTAACTTCATACGGGTCAAAGAGGTATATCTTATTTTTTGACCATCCTCTCATCATTGAGTCTATAATTGCACCTTTTGACTCATCGCCTAATTCATCAACAGTTATGCCTTTCTTATTCGCTTCTTTTGTAAACGCCTCGTCTATCTTGCCGATATTGTCTTTACCAAGAACAGTTCTGATTCCTGCATAATTCTTCACATGGCTTGGAAAGAAGTTTTTAATCTCCTTGATGGTCATGCCTGAGTCAAGACCTCTTTTAAGCGTATCGGCAATAACATTCTCAACAGCGGCATAGTCTTTAAGCATATCTTTTTCTTTCAGAAAAGCTAACATCTGTGTTCTTGCGTCTTTGTCATATTGCCCATTTCTTAAAAGTGCAGTAAGTTTAAATTGATCTTCAGGAGATAACTTTGTTCCTTTTTCTATGAAGCTCTTTGCTTTATTAAGGTCTGTCCATGTATGAATATCAACTTCAGCAGCATGTTTTTTAACAGTATCTTTTAATTCAGGCGCAATATTACCAAGCCGCGTTGACACAACACCTAACGCATCATCAAGTCCTTTCATGCTGTCTCTGATTATACTGCTTTTCGGCTCTGAGAACTTGTTTATTATCTGCTTTGGTTCTGTTATTATAGGACTCTGATTTATAACAGGAGCTTCCTTCTGCTTATAATAAAGTTCCCTGTTAGCAAGGACTTTGGCAATGGCTTCCGGTTTAGCTCCATGCTCTCGCATATAGGTTTCAATGTCTTTTTTCGCTCGTCTTGCGTCTTCTGTGATTCTTTCAATAGCCGCTATCTGGTTTTCGTTCATAGGTTTATTTGAAACACTGCCTCTTTCAAGGTCTCCCATAACCGTTTTTACGTCCTGCCATATTTCAGACACTTTTCTCGGAGACTCAGCCTTATCCGTACCCGTCTTTTCGGAGATGTCTATTGTGGGGGCTTCTGAGAGAGTCGGCTTGGAAACGCTTGTGGCTGTAGGCTCTGCAACAATATTCGTGCTTTCGGCTTCCGGTTTCGCAACTTTTCCTACTTGAGTAGGAATTTTAGCTTTCTGTACTTCCGCAAAGGCAATTACATCTTCTGGAGTGCGCACTTGCTTTGATGTTTTACTCCCTGTGATTCCGGTATCTGTTACGCTCCATGTGTCACCATAACCCTCATCGAGCCTTAATCCTACCTTGTCAGCCGCTTCTTGTAACTGCTTTCTAGTTTCAAGGTCTTCTCCGGCTACAGGAGCTTTCTCAAGATTCTCAATTGTTATGTCTTCATCAGGCAACAGCTTTCTCTTAACGCCATCCTCAATAACTATTCTCCCATCTTCCACGCCCTTGACTTTGAACTCTTCACCCTTAATTTTAAACTTATCACCAGCTTCAAGCTCTGCGGCCATGACAGTCATTGGCCCATATCCCGGAGGATATTGCCCCGGAGTTTCAAGAGTGCCTGCGGAGGATACAGGGGAGGGTTTCTCAAGGGGGGACTCCGGGGCAAGGGGTTTATTCTTATCTAAATCAGATAACAGCTTTTGCCTACTCTGCATAAATGATTTAGCTTCTTGATTTATTCTTTCTCTGTTTCTTTCAATCACCTCTTCAGGAGTTAGCTCTTTTGTAGGAAAGTTTGTGTCAACAGGTGCAAAATCTTTTTGTACTATTGCAGCTCTCTGATCTGGCCTTAAAGAAACTTCTCTTTCAGGGACAACATCTTCGGATTGAAAACTTTCGTCTGCCTTTATTTTTCCTAAAAGTTCCCTCTCTCTCCAAGCTGTGTTGAATCTTTCTTCTGTTTTTGCAAGATATTCTTTTGCCTGAACATTACCCTTATCGGCAAGTTTTTGAATAACTTTGCGTTTTTCTATTTCAGCATCTAACCATTTTTCTCTTGCGATTGCTTCAGATTCTTGTTTAACTTCCCATACAGGCCGCACATCTTCAGCGCCTTCTTTTACACCTGTATCTAAAGGTTTCGGTATAGGTTCACCGCCAGAACGATCTCTTGGCATTATCAATGGTTCGCCTATCTTGCTTTCAACTTCCGGTTCTTCAAGTGCCCTCAAGTAATGATTTGTGGCTCTCTCGCTTGCAACAGACTCCATAGTTTTGGCTGTGTTCTGTGCCTCTCTCATTACATTCTTAAAAGCTATGGATTTCTTTATTCCTGCCGCTTTTGAATATCTGTTTATTGCATTTGCAGTTTTAGCTAATTGATTAGTCTTTTTTACACTCGCTGGCATTAACGATAGAGCTGCCATTTCACCGGCTATCTTAGCAACAACTGGTGCATATTCCACACTTATAGCATCATCAGCATTAAGTCCTTGCGGTGAACCTGCTGGAGATAAAGTATCACCAGGAATGTATTTCAAATCAAGAAACTTGGCCACCTTCTCTGCCGCTTGTCCTACCCATTCTATCGGCTTAAATACATATCCGGCTATCTCTGCACCTTTCTGTTCTTCAGGTGTCTTTAATAGAAAATTAGGAATTGTGTCAGCAACTAAAGACCTTGCTCTTTCGGCGTCACTTAACTTTTCATCAAATGTCTTGCCTTTTGACTGAATGAATCCAGAAGCACCAGCAAGACCACTTGGTATAAATGTCTTTAATCCTGCAATAGAAGCTCCTGCAACTCTACCCGGTGTTCCGGCATATTGAGATTCCATAGCCATACCAGAACCTATATCAGAGAGTATATTTCTGCGTGGCTCTGGCTCATCATCAAACTTTATAGACTCCAAAGGGACAACCTCGCCACTCATCTCATCGTCAAATTTAATTGAGCTTAATGGGACTACGCCAGACTCATTATCATCGAACTTTATGTCTTCAAGCGCAATTATCGGCATTTATTCCACCCATGCGTTTTTACCATCAGAATACACCTTTTTACCACCCATCGTCCTTCCAGTATCTTTATATCCGGCAGGTGGTTTCTTGCCTGTTGTCGGTGCTGTAGCCTTGTTTTTAAACTTAACTTTTTTTGTATTTTTACCAAACCAAGGCTTTTCTTCTTCAATACTTTCAATCTCTTTGCCTAAAGCGGCTAATTTGCCTTTAAGTATTTCCTGCTCATCTGGGTCATCTGTTTGTTTTAGTGCTTCGATAGTCTTTAATATCTCATTCTGAACCTTGATATAGTCATCTCTTACCTGTTCAGGAGTCTTTGGCTTTTCTGGTTTTTCTGTTTCAGGCTTATATTGAAGGTGTTCATCCATCCATCCGGCATTGCGTAAAGATTCTTCTTTAGCCGAACCCTCAATAATATTATCCATAACCTTCCCATTTTTATATAATTTTATCTTAGTCCCTTTTGCCTCTTTTATCGGTAAGCCTTCCTTGTATCCTTCTGCTATTTTTGCCGCAACTTGACTTTCTCTTATCTTAACGTGCATATTGTCTGGCGTTGTCATATCAACCAGATTGTCTTGGGGCAATCCGGTGGCAATAGGCTTACCGCTAACATTTACAAGCGTATCACCTTGCCCTAATATCTTGGTTTCTTCCTGTGTTGTTTTTATCAGTCCGGCAATACCTTTAAGCAGTTCAGGATTCTGCATTACCTGTTCACCAAGTTCAGGATTTTCACCAAAGGCTTGTTTCAGCACTTCCTGAAGGTTCAGCTCCCCCTGACTGTTCTTTACAATGCTTGATATAGTCTTACCTATATCCTTCATTGTTTGAGCTTTCTTTTGAGTGTCAATTGCGCTTGCGGTTCCGAGTATTTCTTTGGGATTTACATTCGGATACATACTCCGGGCTTTCTGTAATGTTTCAGGAGATACTCCTTCTGTTGTGAATAAATTGGCAATGTCATTATGAAAACCACGTACTTTAGTATCTCCATACATACCGCCAAGATTTTCGATCAGACTTGAAATACCGGCTACTTCTCTTGCTCTTGTATTTTGATTTATCATATCTGCATAAGACCTGCTTGACATAAAACCTCCTTAATATAAATCCCAATCTTTCCATGAATCGTCTGTTTCAAATATAGCATCTGAGGTTCCAGCGTCCATGTGATTATCACTATAGCTACTTGAAGCATCACCGCTTAAAGAGGAATCTATACCTTCTGTGTCTGTCGTTTGCCCTGAATTGCTCTTTAAGTAAGGATATATATTCCTTAATAGTCCACTACCCGCACCCAAAATTGAAAGGGTATCAGCTAATTTCTGGCTGTCAGGTTTTACATACGGGTCATTGGTGTTCGCTAATTTATATAAATTCTGCAAGGCACTTTGATACGAAAGACCGCTTCTGTTCGGTGATGTAAATTCCGCTTCTGCATATGCCTGTTTCGGTATGAAATTAAAAAATGGCTTACCGCCAGCACTTATGTTCATACGGCTGCCTTGAACAGCTTTGTTCTGATATGCGGCATCTTCGTCTAACATGGTTTTGTAGCTTTTACCGCCTACACCATAAAAGTTGTCAACCATGTCATTAAATATATCCTGTGCTGTTTTTGGCGTTGTTGTTGCCATATTACCTCCTGTTGCACCTGGTACTACAGGTAAGCCTGTTCCTGTTATATTAGAGCCACCTACTATGTCGGGGCTTACTGGTCGAACACCTTGTAACTTAGCAAGCTCGTCTGGATTCTCCCAATAATAAGATGATTTTGCTTCTGTACCTGATAATGGTTTGTTGACACTATTGTCATAAACACCTTGTAATGGAGATTGAGAAAGCATTTCAGTATAAGGATTAGCCATACCTTTTTCTTTGGCGTTCCTCATTTCTGCAATTAATTCATCTTTATTCTGAAGAGCATCGTACCTGCTCATACCTTTTGTTCTGCCATAATCTACAATCGCTCTTTCATAATCATATCCGGGGCCTAAAGCAGCATCAGGAGCCTGTGTATCTTGCAACATCGGTTCTATTTTAGACAGCACTTCTGGATTAACACCTTCGACTCCAGCTTGCACTGGCCCACTGCTAAGAACCTGTTTTGTAATATTTTCAGCCTGTTCTTTTGGCATTGTTCCGATAGAAGTTATTTCTGTTTGACCTGTTACAACATTTGGTCGTAATGTTAAACCTTTTCCTGTTAATGCGTTTGTTACGAGATTGACAGCATCAAGCCCTAATCCGGCTATACGTATTGCTCCATTAGCCATGCCAAAGACCGATCTTAACGGACTTGGAAGTAAACTAATAACTTCTAATACTTTTGAAAGATTTTCTTTTGCCTCTGGAGGCACTTCACTAAGAGAACCTTTTAACTCATTTCTGAATAAATCTCTCCATGATGGTTCTCTCACATAACGAGAAGGGATATAATCATCATAGCCAACACCTGTTTCGCTACGACTAAACCCACCGCCATAGTTACCCTGTCCGGCTATACTTGCGCCATACCCACCATCACCACCACCATAACCAGCAAAACTTCCTTCAAAGGCCATTACATCATTCCCCCTATCATATCTGCCATAATCTTATACATTGCAGTCGGATCTTTAGATTCGGAACTTGATGCTGTTTTAGCAGTTGAATACTTACCAAGTTCCGCGAGTTGACCCAGAATAGTAGGCATATTAGCTTTTAACAATGCTTGCTGCATAGCAGTCTGATACCCCTTGTTTGAAGCGTCTATTGCAGCATCAGACATTGTTTGACTTAATGCGTTCTGTCCTTCTGTGCTGCTTATTATTCCTCTATTCGCAAGATTGGTTATTGTTTTTGGTAGATTACTTCTTAATGCATTTTGCATCATCTGTTGATAGCTACCTAATGCCTGATTCGTATAAGCGTCTATGTTCTGCGGCATGTTCGCTATTGCAGATTGAAGTTGCGGTGTAATCGCAGACATCAAAGTATCTCTGTCAGATTGAGGTAAACCAGTATAATTGCTTGAAGACGATGTTGATTTTGATGTTGGCATAATATCTAATGGAAAGTTAAATTCAGTACCACCACCATGACCGCCCTCACCACCACCGCCCAAGTCCCATATTCGGCCTTCTTTCTGTCCATACTGTTGCCAATGTTCATAAGGATTACTACCAAAATACTGATCTGTAGCAACATCATGGTATCTTTCAAGATAGTCCTTTGCGGCAAATTCCCTTAACCCGGTTTTTGGATTGATAGTACCTGACCCACCAAGCATTTTTAACAGCATCTTCTCATACGGATTTACATGGGCAAGCTCTGTATCTCCAGCTCTCCCCATTTGTGCAATCTTTGGAGCATTTCTCATCCCTTGCGGATTCTGCTTCATGCCACCAAGCTTTTGTCTTAGCAGATTCATGTTAGACCCTTGAGATTTCTGCTCACCCATAACCTTCCTCATCTGCGGAGCGTTGTCATCTCTTGTGTAAACCTTCGTTCCATCAGATTTAATTATATATGTTTCTTTCATACCTTAATCTCCTAATCCCCGATGATACTTCCCGTGAAGTCAATCCCATAAAAATCAAATCCTATTGCACCATCTATATCTGTAAGCTCAAACATAACCTCTTTATAGTTAAACTTCCTATCTATAGATACGCCTCTTTCTGATGTATAGTCTTCAGCACCGATTAAAGTGTCCATATCATATATCAAAACTTCCTGTCCATCTTCAAAGATAAAGGAAGTATTGCTTTCTGTGGTTAATGATTCCGTTAAAATAGGTGTATTATAATTATTATTCGTATATAAATTCAATGTGCATGAAGTACCGGATTTACCATATATATTAGGGAATATCTTTTTATTATGCTTTCTGTTAAACCCGGCTCCCCAGTTTGTCATACAACTTCTTACATAAGTGTCTGAAGCATAAGATGTTCCATTATCTTTATACCTTGTGTAAGCTCCACTATAGAGCTTGTATAAATGGCCGTCAGATCCGCCTATAAGCATTTCTCCATTCACATACTTATAGCATGTATGACCAAAGTCAAATTCATATAAGCTTATCTGTCCACCTGTAGCAAGATTGATACAATATAAATAATCCAACTGAGAACCTGAATTAGATAATGTCAGCCAGATTTGTCTATCTATCTGGTTGTATTCTGCATAACAATATTCGTTTGCGAACTTATTAACATTACTTCTGAATTTTGCAGAAAGCTCAACCTGTTTTGATACATCACCATATTCGTCTGTCGCCGTCAGTGTCAGTAAACCTTCCTTTGACAAGAAGGCCATTAACCCGCCATCACTTAAACAGGTTTTATACGCTACGCTGCCTGTGTTGCTAAGCAGAGGTTCTACTCTGAAATATGTATCACCGGGGAGTCCTTTTATAACATTTACAGAATTATCCTTTATACAAAGGATATTATCAAAAAAATTAAGGCATCCGACAAGAGATTGTCCGTCAAGAGGATTGACATCGAGATAACCACCGCTACTTGAAGAGTCCCAACCGTCTTCATCATTAGCACCTGAATACCATATCCTTGATGGATAATCAGAATCACCCCACATATATAATCTGGAAGCTCTTACAAAACCAGCTTTAGATTTAGGAGCAGCACCGGAATCCTCATAAGTCGCATATACTGAAGTTGTATTATCAGGCGCACCAGAAGCACGAAACGAATAAACTCCTGTTGTAAAGTCCACAACATTGGTTGATAATGTAAAATCATCAAAATCACCGCTTGAATTATCAGCAACAGCTACAATCCTATAACCGCCTGTTGTAGTAGCTGTCCAATCAAAAGATTGCGCTCCATCTGCTGTTACTGTGCCTATAGTCTTTGTACCGTCAAAGCTCTTAATCGTCCATGTTGATACAAGGTTAGCTACTGTAAAAGTCATTCTATACCGTTTTCCGGCAGTAGTTGGGGCACTTAATACAGGGCATGTGCAATATTGATTAGCGGCACTTGCAGTTATTGTTAAATCACCAGTTTCGTCATATGCGTTTAAATCCACATTCGCCCATGCAGAAGGGCCTGAGAAATCTCTATCAACCTGATTAGGCATTAATTCGTGTGATGCAACATCACCAGATAAAGTCCCGTCTGCTGCTGATGTTATGGTTTTTTCAGTTGCGTCTGTATAGGTAATTGTCAAAGACGCTGATGCTACTGGGATATGAGATAATGTACCTGAAAAATCAACTTCTGCGCCATCACCTGTTTCAATAACTTCATCATTATACAGTACGTTTAATGTTTCAAAAGTTGTGCCGTCCCATGCTTTGGTAGCTCCTGAATCATGGATTATGAGCTTACCCTTAAATTCAGTAAAAGTCGGTGTTCCAGAAATAGAACCTATTTCTACAGGGTCGGAACTTGAATCAAGATAATATATCTTTGATGCTGTTGCTACGATATACTGCGCTCCTGCTATATAATAGGTACATGCAAGCACAGAAGAAGCCAGAGCCGTATTGCTGATTATCTGTGTCCCTTGTCTTTTTGACAGGATTACAATCGTTTCACCGTCTATGGACTTGTCTGATACATACTTCATATTCTTGCATTTTGATAAGGCAGATATAGGCAGGAAATTAGTACCTACTTCCTCATTCAGTCCTTCATTAAAAGACTTGATGAAGAACGTCTTTTCCCTGTCTTTATGGCGACTCGAAAAGCGACTCATTTAAGTACACCTCAATAAGCTTGGTTGAAAAGGCTTGAGAAGCTTATCCTTTTTTTTAATATTATCGCTTGCCCATAAAGGTTGTAAGTTATCTAACGCCCAACAACGCTTAAAATCATAATCTTCGGCTTTTTCATAATTAAAAGCTGAGATTGGGATAATATGGTCTATATGCCATAAATGTCTATTATCCCATGACATCCCATCCTTGAATTGCCTTTCTATATGATTCTTTAAATCATCAACTGTATAATTAACTAATGATTCCCAATGGCTACCATGCTTATTGCCACGCAAAGATTTTCTCATTGAAGTAGCAATATGGATATTCAGACATCCACGTAATGTTTTATATTTCTTGTTTCCTGAACGCCTATTAATATTTTTTCTCTTTTCAGGGAATTTTTCATTCCATAATTTAGAAAACGACAACATCTTCTCTTTGTTTTTCTCTCTCCAGTTTTTTGTTAATTCCTTTGCTCGTTTTGGATGTGTTCTTCTCCATTTTCTTGAATATTCAACAAGTCGCTCCCTGTTCTTCTTTTCCCATATTCTTTTAGATTTATATAAACAACTTTTACATGCACTTGTTTTACCGTCAACAGCACGCTTTTCAATACCAAACAGAGACACTTCTTTTTCTTCACCACATCTTGTACAAATCTTGTAATCCATTATAGTCCAACTCCAATTACAGTCTTTTTACGCATGTAAATTATGTTCCTAACTCTTTCCATGAGGAAACTCTGCCACTTGTATTCTCCCGAAACGTCATATTCATCCCTGTTCTGCGCTCTTATGGTTACAGCTTCAATCACAACATTATCCATAAGCCCAAGAAAAGGCATGGTGTCAGAAGTCGCAGTTAAGGTAGTAGGTATCTGCCAATAAGGTATTTTAATCGTATAGGCATCGTCAGGATAAGACGGGAAACAGACATTATTAGACCCATCTACATAGAAGTACGCAGGTTCAGTAGCTTCTGTAGGGTCATAATCAATAATCTGGTCTTCTGTGATTAAATTAATAGGTGAGCGATAACCCTCTTTTACAATCCAGCCTTCCTGTGCAGGAACAAGTAAGTATGTAGCCAAGTCATCGAATATACGCTTAGAAATATATCCGCCTGATGTATAGGTTGTATAATCAGTAGAATCTATTCCTATAGTTACAGCATTGGCAGATACATATGTTGCGGTATATTCAGTATCGTTTAGTTCGGTCATACCAACAACATCTTTAATCACAACTCCGGCAGTACCAGAAGTCATTAGCCCATGAGATGTCGCCGTAATTGAACAAGGCGATGCCGCTGTTGCCGCAGTTATATCTGCCGCAATAGTTGTGATTGTACCTATCGTTCTGTTTAAATCCGAGTTGTATTCTGCACAAAGACCTGCAATCCATAGATTAGTTTCATTAATCCATTGAAAGCAGGCCGCTTGAGAAGGGTCTGAGCTTGCTGAGATTGTTATTCCGCCACCTAACCTATAGCCAACGCTCGTTAGTAAAGTAGCAACTGTTGACATTTATATTCTCATTTCAGTCTCGCTGGAGAAAAGATACGTTCGATTCCTCTCCTGCTAACTTGCTTATAACCATAAATTCACGTTTCTTATCCTCAAGCCCTTCTTTCTTTTCTTTCCTTAATACGGCATGAGGTGAAACACGCCTTTTTTTAACATCAGTTAAAGTAGGCATCCCATTGGCAATTTCCTCTTTTAACGCTTCTCTGCGAGCCATCCAAGCATCCTTATTGCTATTGAACAGCTTTTTAGCAGATTCTTCCTGCTCGCTTATCTTATTAAGTCGCTCTCTTTTTTCCTTGAGCTTAATCTTCATTGCCATTTCACGATCTTTGGCAATATACCCAGAATCAATAGCTTTCTGAGTTTTTTCAATTTCCTCTCTCAATAGCTCTTTCTTCTTGGGATAACAGAAAGATGGCTTAGCCGAGCCTTTATCAAGGGGGCCGTAGAAATCCCTGTAAGTTGCCTTGCGTGATTTGTCTCCATCTTTAATTATAATGTGACCTGCATTTGCCATTTAACACTCTCCTTTTGTTGTGGGCGGCTTAATTGCCGTATCCATAAGTTAATGAGGGGAATTTCACCCCTCGTATTCTTATTCAGTTACTTGTTCTAAAATATCATTGCATTTAGCCATTATATCAGAAAGTTCATCACTTTCTATTTCTGTTCTTATATATCCATCAGAACAGTTTGGACAGTCCTTAGACCAATCTTCAGGCAATGTACCGCTTAAAGTTGCGTTGCCCTTGCATGTTGGACAAACAATTTTAATATACATAAATCACCTATCATCAAGTATAATCTGCCGTAGCACCCAACAGATTGCTTGTAGCCGCAGCTGTGTAGGTATTGCCGCCAACCAGAATCTTGGCCTCGCTTGCCTCCGCAATAATATCGGTTACTCCGGTAAACGAACAACGGTTATCAAAATATAGAGAGTTGTTCGCGTGGGAGGTGTCAACGATAGCTACCGTCATAGCCGATGAAGCTGCTGCATGGACGTTGATGAATTGGCAATTCAGGAAGATCGCCTGCGAAGTCAAACACTCAGTGCCAGCCCAGTTTATAAAATACGGCGTTGTTGATGTTAGAGTATTACTCCTGAAAATGCAGTCTTCAAAAACATTCAAGCCGCCAGCGCCAGCAATTTTCAACATGCAATTTGCTCCACTTCTCTCAATGGCGTTTTGCGTTCCAAAGAGACAGTTCTTAAAGTAATTTGAACTGCCGCCGTTGATATAAACGCCAACATAATTTGCCGAAGCGGATTGTGTGGCATCCATAGGCCCCGCAAAGTTCACACAATCAAAGATATTACCGGCCCCAGTAATCGTCATACACACAACATCTGATGCCCCGCCAGTCGAAGAACCATGCATCCAACGGATGTTTTTGAATTTGTTAGATGCACCACTAACCGTCATAAAGTTTGCCATCGTATAACCCGAATGACCGAATCTGCACCGCTGATAACCGGATTTCTCACCAGGCCCAAGACCAAGCATATGCGTATTGGTTTTATCCCAAGTTAAAGCTGCTGCCGTTGCGTCTGCATCGCCACGCCACGCATGATTTTCGGGAGTAACCAGAACCACATCGTTCCTTTGAGTTACAGTTGAATTTTCAGCAGAATATACAGATGTGAACATTGATCCCGTTGTCATACCCTTACTCGTTAGTAGTGTTGAGATTGCACTTGATCGGCTGGCAACGGTAACAAAAATCTCTCCGGGTATAGTTCCTAATTCACTTGCTACCCATGCCCTATATTCTCTTGGTACACTCATATTATTTACTCCTTTCCTATGAACGTCTGAATCGGTCAGACCATATAGGTTTTGTTCCCTTCCTTCTCATCCCGATAACGAAAAGGAAGGGAATTGTTAATTTAACTTACGCTTGAACCAATGATCCATCTCCAGTCGGTAAATCCCCAACCGATTACAAAATAATCAGCGTATTTTCTCATCATTGTGTCGAAGTCAGTTGTAGAATTGAACTCAATAGGAACTGCATCGAGCCAGATCAGAGAGTCTTTCATAGCTGAAGAATCGGCTATAAACCAGTCGTTGGTATCATAATCATCAAGCAAAGGAAGCTCGATTGATTTCCAGCGACCTTTCTGGAAGTTCTCGTTGTTCAAGTTATCGCCGGTTTTGCCGGTTGAATTAATAACTTCCCACACGGCTTCAGATAGACTGGACGGATGTATAATCGTATCGAAGTTCGTCTGAATCCTCTCGCCTATATCGTCTTTAAATCCAAGAGACTGAAGTCTTAAGGCCTCAAGATTCACAGCATCAAAAGCGAGTGTTGAAAGGTTATCAAATCCGGTAGAAGTTGATACATCCGGGGCTTTTGTCGTATGAGAATTTGAACACAGCGCAACACCTTCCTCTGAGGTCATAAACGAGAACGCCGTAGAATCGAAATAAATAAACGGCTCATGAGCTATCTTGTTCATCTTCCTGTTAGCTGCGGTTGCAAGCTGTTTCGGGAGCTTCTCAATCATGTCGTATCTGTCTGTATCAATAAGCCGTCTTTGGATTGTAATACCACCTGCATATTCCACAGGTTCAATCTTTGTGTGATAGCCCGGAGATACATTCTGATATTGAATTACGCCCTGGAACAGTTCGGGGTCAGGGATGTTCCCTACCGAGAAATATTCCTCCCATGCCTTTTTGGTCTTATTGACCGTGAAAAACTTATCCTTGATAGACTCCAACCCTTTGTATTGGTCAAAGTAAACTTTCGTCAGCCGGTCATCAAGGAGTCTTACGAATTGTTTGTCTGTTAATGGACTTGCCATAATTCTACCTCCTTAATATAAATGACGCGGTGAGAAAGAGAATACTGCATATTCTTTTCCCGCTTCTTCAAGGTTAAGTTCGTGAACATATACATAATAAGCATACGTCCCTACTGCCGCACCACCATCAATGCCATTCAAGTAGGTTCCTACCCAATCAATATGAGCATAACCCTGAACAACATTGCAAACGACAAATTTGTCGCCAACAGAAGTTGCTTGGAACGGGATTGTAACGGTTTGAGTAGTTGTTCCACCATCTCCCGTAACCTTGCGATATTGCCCTCTGTTTGCGCCTGAACGACAATAAATAGTGGAGTAACTGTCTTCCGTAGCCGTAAAGCCACTTGTTACAACAGTTGTGCCAGCACTTACCGCAGTTGTTGATGCCAATTCAGTCAACGCCGTTCCAGGGGTTGTTTGCCAAATAGGGGCTTTAATAAGCGTAGTTGGTGTTATTAAAGTAACTTCCACCATCTGCGGTTTGGGAGGGTCAAGTGCAGCTATAGTTGCCTGTGTGGTTGTATATGTTGCCTTGTCTCCGTTATAATAAGAAGCTGTGTAAACCGGGCTTTGAATAACACCCGTAATTATTCCGACAATATGAGATGTTGCATCTGGAAGAGCTGAAGCAGCTACCGGACATGCAGTCACATCTCCACCTGTTGATAGGCTAACATCAGCCGCAGCTAACTGACCCTGATAACAAGTTGCGCCGATTGTCAGTCTCCTTACGACCGGCAGAGCGCCACTTAAATCTCCTGCCCATGTAAAAGCCATAGTTATTCTCCTTTATTCATCTACTGGCTAAACTTCCGCAAAACGGACAGCCTGTAGAAATATTTGGTTGATTTATCACTCTTGACAGAGTTACAGTGCCTGCCGTTGCTGCTGCTTCGGTTGTGAGGCTGTCGGTACTGCTTAACAGAATCTCATCTCTTGAAACACCTCTATCAGCTATTGTGTAATCTCCGTCATTTGTTCCGCTTGTCGTTTCAACCCTGAGTGTCATGCCCTCGTGAAAATGCTTTTCAGCGAATAACTTCGCACTATCCGACAGATATGCCGGGGTGTCGCCTGATGCCGCTGTGAAGGATATTGTTACTGCTTCATACATTTCATCTGCATAAGATTCAGCAGTTGGTACTGCATTGCTGCCGTAATTACCTGTTTTAGTAACCGGCACGCTTGAACCCAATATTGGATTCTTCCTGTTCTCAAAGCCACATACTTTACATCTGTAAGTATAGTATGACCTTTCTTTAGGTAATAGGCTTTCAGAAATCATTCTTTAAACACCTTGGCTAATTCCTCTTGAGAATATCCCCATCTTTTAGCAAGAGCCGCAGCTTCTTTCGATAGGTTTACAGAAGCCGGTTTCGTTGCTGTTTTTGCAGGAGGAGAAACAGTACCTATCGGGGCATTTGCAGGCTTATTATCTGATAATGCGTTCTGCTTCTGCATTTTCCTGCGCTGAACCGCCTGATAAGACCTTAAAACAAGCCTTTCAGCTTCAACTTCCGGGCGATTTCTCTTGTCAAGTGAACTAAAGTTCTTCTGAATTTCCTCAACAACTTCCTTACCTAATGCCGCATCTGCATACAATGGGTCTGAGTCCATTGCTTTGCCTGCTATCCTGATTACCTCTGACGTAAAGTTTTGATCTGCTTTTGTGCGTCTATTGACTTCTTCGTCAATAATACGAGGCACTACAGTCTTTGCCCATCGGTCAGGGTCATCAAAGATATTAACATCAGTTGCAGGAGGTGGAGGTTCAGGAGGTCTTATGTTCGATAGTCTGGTATCTATCAGATTACCAAGATTATCAAACAGGTCTTTGTCCCGTCTTCCCTGCCATGACGCAACCTTCTGAAATGCCTTTTCTGCCGCCATATCCGCTATTTGTTCCGGTGTAAGCGGGGGCGGTGTTTCAGGTGGTGCTTCCGGGGGTGTTTCTACTGGAGGCGTAACTTCTGCTTCGGCTTCCGCTACACTACCCGTATCTTCCGGGGGTGCTGCTGAAGTGTCGAGTTCATCTGCCATTTTTATTCTCCTTTAAATGAAAAAGCCCAAATACCACGAAGCCAATCTCCGTGACACTTGGGCTTTATAAAAATTCCTATTAAATAGGAGTTTACAAAGAATCCGTTATTTTACGTCCTGCTCTATCCTAACCTTTCTTATACCGCCTTCATGCAGTATAATTGTTACAACACCTGAACATTTTCCTTTTATCCAATTTGTAAATATCTCTACAAATCTGTCTAATGTCATTTCGCCATCGCCTGTTCATGTTCTTCTGCTTTTTCAGCTATAACCGCCATCCTTCTTATAAAGTCATAAGTGACATTTATAATCAATGCGTTTCGCATTATCTCTTCTCGTACCTTTTCCGGTGGTTGCAAACATAGGTTCAAAATATTTGTTACATGCGTATTTATGCTGTCAACACAACTGTTAACAATAAGCCTGCCGCCTGTCGTATTCATAAAACTACGAAGCAAGTCAGCTTCTAAAATTGTGTTTAACACATATTCCCTTTGTTCGCTACTATATTTTGAAATATAGTTTTTAAGGTCTTGATTTGTCCATACTTTATCATTGCCCAAGCTCATCAGTCATCCCCCTCATCTGCTGTTCTGCCGGTTGCTGTGGTAGCCCCTGCTGATTCTGTTGCGGAGCCATTGGATTCATCGCCGGTGGTGTCCCATGCCCTTTCCCCCCTGTTGCAAGCTGATATAAAAGCACAGTTTCTGGGTCTTCTTCAAACATATATCTCTTGAAATGAGAGAAGTTTTTACCCATGATTTCAATCATCTGGCCGAGAATGTAGTTTACTGCCATTGGCGTTTTGGGATTTTGTATAGGAGCTATCATTCCAAGAATACCCTGCCATGTTTTCAGCTTGTACTGTTTTGATTCTTCTGTTTCTAATGCCTGACTTACAGGCTTGAATTTATCCCTTCTTTTCGGATTATACGCTTTTGCCCCTTCTTCACCTATCAGTTGAGTTAATGTTTCTGGTAGCATGAAATCATTACATAAAGTTAATAGCATATCGTAAAATTCAGTAAAGCCGATAAACTCCAAATTCATAGACTTCATGCCGATTCTGACATTCGCTCTTTGATTTACGATAGAAGCCATTGTTGCCGTTTCAGCTCTGTCAGGTGTCATACCCATAGTCTGAGGCGAAGTTGCCATCGCATAATCCATTCTTGACGACAACAAGTTCTGGTGAATTATACCGCCTTGTATATTATCCTGAATGGTTATTTCCTGTAAATCGTCAAGATTATCAAGCATAATGACTTTTTCAGGTGTGATTTTTATATCCTCGCTTACTGAGAATTTCTTACCTTTAAATGCGGGTGTGATTGAAAGTTTCGTGCGGTAATTCATTAAATTATAGTTATCGTTTATAGCCTTCTGAATCTCCCGATTTATCTCCCCATCTCCAAAGCCGGTGTCTTTCAGCATATCCACATAACACAGGAATCTCACCATTGGTCTTCGTGTATGCTGTGACTTCCTGAAGCCTATTATATGCCTTATATCGTCTGATTCCCTGTTTTTCACATAGTGAATTATACATTCCATATTCACAGCATCAGGATCGAACTTACCATCAGGGAGAAGTCCAGGGACATATGTACCGTCTTTTTCTATTACCGGATATTTGCCCCATCTTTCATAAACTATAAAAGTCTTTTGAGGTGGTTGCGGCTGTTCTTCGGTCATACCATCTTTATTATATGTGGTTGTACCTCTTTCTCCTTCCGGTTCTTCCTCTTCTAACAGATCAAGATTGAAATAACCCATTGATGGTGCATCTGCTTTTAACTGGTCAAGTGTGTTTTCCGTTTCAAACAGCACATATTCCTTATCGTTAAGTGAATAGGTATATTCAGGAGACATATAGACATTCTGGACAGGATATACGTCAAAATCGGGTTTATCAGTTTCGATTCTGCTGGTAAATTTAGGTTCTTCTGTAGTCTGGAATTTGGGTTTTTGTGCTAATGGGTCTGTATAAGGTGTGTCATCTTCTGCGAGAATACTGCCTTCTTCATCATAGGTATAATCCGATTTTTGAACATAATGGGAAAATTCCTGCACAACACTTTGTTTATACTTACCTTTTACAATACCGTATCCGCAGTTAAACACGAACATGATAAGTCTTACTATTTTATAGTAATAATACATATCCTTATCATTAAGTAGCGTATTTAACAGGTTTTTTGCCGCTTTTGATTCTGCAATATCAATAGCGTCCGTAGAGTCTAAATCCACTTCTACAAAATCAGTAGATGCAAAATATTGAGATACGAAATTACCAACCTGAGTTAATAACCTTGAGCTGTATTCCGGCAGGAATATATCAGATTCCCAGTCGTTTGTTTTCTGTTCCCTGACTCCGTGCATCATGTCGTAATAGGCGTTAAACTCATCTACGAGTTTCTCATTATTCCTTGCGGCTACGGTCAGTTCTTCAGATACATGAGATAATAGACTTTTTTGTATATCTTCCGACACATTCCAATCTGATTTAGGTATTTTCTTTTTTTTCTTTTTAGCCATGAATACTCCTTACTCGGAATATGTTGGAAGGCTCCCAGTGTTCTTTCTTTCTTTCGTTAAACAATTTTGACTCAATTTCTGCCAATTTTTTAGGAGTATAAAATAAATCAGGCATCTTGAATCCTTTTTTTGAGTTGCATGTTTTGCATAATATAACTGCGTTTTGTGGGGATAGAGCATTACCCAAGACTAACGGGTAATGATGATCTATATGTAGGTTGTCAATAGAACCGCAATTCGCACATGCGAAATCAAATAATTCAAAAACTCTTTTTATATCTCTTGCCAAAAAACGCTCATTAATATTTCGTTTTATAGCTCTCCGCCGAAAAGAATAAACACGGAATTTTTCTTTGTTTTGCTCATACCATCTTAAAAAACGTTCTTTTTCTTGCTCAATATGCGTTGCTCTATATTTTGATCTACGCGTGTTTTCTTTTTCTTTTTCTCGTTTATATTTTTTATGTTTATATTCTTTATATTCTTCTATGTGTTTAAGACGATAGTCTTTTGAATAACTCCTATGTTTTTCTGTATTATCAATTCTCCATTTATATGCACGTTTTCTATTGCACGCTTTGCACTCCGTATTTATACCATCTTTCATTAATTTATGAGAACCAAATTCACCAATAGGAAGGATGTTATGACATGTTTTACATTCTCTACTCATTTCGTCTACCCCGAAACAGTCGAGATGGTTCCCAATATACTTGCTGTTTAATATAATAGGCGGGATTTAAACAGCCCAGAAACTCCAGATTACGGCAATAATCAGAGAATTTCTGCGACTCTCTTTTAACTGTTTTCACGGCTTTTACATGCTCCTGTTTGTAATCCACATAACGCCATGATTTTAAGTGTTCTATGTGGCCTCGACAGTTGTCGAGTATCCACATGGTTGGCATATATACACCAAATCTTGTGTCTGTCAAGCTATTTTTATTAATATTATTTCCAGGTGTTCCACAAATCAGGGCATTTTTCAGCCTTGTTCTTACAACCATGCGGCCTTCTGAGTTTTTTGTGTCTGCCGGAGTTAGCCTTCGTAAACCGTCTTCACCCATAGATAAATCCTGAAAAGTTGTGAATCCGGTGTTCCCCTGCTGTGTGTTTGCGAGAGGGTCAATTAAGGTGCATCTGTTAAATTCCTCGTCTTCTGATAACAAAGACTGAGCCTTTATTTCGTCTCTTATTTCCAATGTTACCTTATTATCATGCTTTGCCTTGATTTCGTTCCATACAAACCACTCATTCTGAGGACTTATTGCAATATAACTGATGTACCACGGCTTGGCAGGATGAAAGTCTATGATTCTATAATGCCAGTATTCCCTGAATAAAGCCGCATTAAACACATTATCAAAAGGCACAACATGAAGCTTATCATCAAAAACCTTGTATATCCTACCTGATACCTGCTTGAACACTCCATATCGCCTCATAGCGAGTTCATCAGGATCGTCTATACCTTCAAAGATACGCTCTATCGTTTCCTTGTCCATGACAGGATTATCGTCTGTAGCCCAACAAAAACACTCAATATCAGCCTTTGTATCATGCACTTCTTCCCTCTGATACCCAAACTTATCAGCAACTATCTTAGACCGAAAGATCTTCTTAGCCCGTCTCCATATACTGTCATAAGTCCAGTCCAACCCCTTTGCCGGAGTTAAAGATATGGAAACATCGCCACCTTCTTTCAATAACCTTATGCAACATTCATCATACTTTATTCGCTCAATTTCCTCATCCTGATAATACGCTGACCTCTGCACACTCATAAAAGCGTCTAATTCCTGCGTAGAAGCCATAAACTCTATCTGATTATCAGCACCACCATATACGTTCTTCACACCCATTATCTTACTTCGAGCTGTGATTTTCTTAGATATTAATCCGGTAGGTGCTAAAATACGCCTTAATTCAATATATTGCTGATTCTGTTCATCATTCTCATCCTGAGGCACTACCTTGCTTACCATCCGTATTGGCTTATTTAACCTATTACGCTCTTTAACAGGATGTATTCCAAGCAATCTCAAAGCTACATCATAAGCACAGGTACTCGTATTATGAGCAAAAAAATTGTTTGCAACAAAATTATGGGTGTTCTTTATTGATAAATCAAAACATTGCTTTTCACCGTTTGAAGTTATTTCGGTTATCTTATCCCATAAAATATCCGAATTGGATAATTCAATTAGTTTGTTATCTTTAAAAACATCTCCAAGTTCTTTTGCTTTTTCTCTGGTAATTGTTTTGCCCCTTGCCTCTCTATAAAGTTTATATTTTGTATTATCCTCATATACCCATTTAGTGCCTTGAATATTATTATATTTTTCTTTTCGTGGCAATTTATCTAATAAATATTCTATATTTATAGGAATTGTATCTCGATTTTCCTTTTGGTTTTTGTCTTTCATAGAAACGACAAGATTATCGAGCTTTTCTTGTTTTGAGAATATCCCTATTGTTTTTGAGAATCTTACTAAATCAGAATATTTTCGTATAACCAATTCATAATCAATACGGTCTTCTGTCCGTGTGCTGTTTGTTCCCCAATTATTATTCTTCTTTGCTCTTATTCGTGATGGTATGCCGAATGTTAAAAGAAGTGTTTGAACATTTGTAATTAATTCGTGAGAAACAGAAGCATATCCAACACCTTTATCATCAACCCACCCATCACAAGAAAATAATCGAGATAAAAACATAGCTGATTTGTGCTTGCTTGAAGAAAAAACAATGGTAGGAATATATTTTTTATATGAATTACATCCAAACAACTTAGTGTATCTTAATAGATTTATAATAGGATTGCTTTTATAACCACCATTCCCAGAGATTCTATAATCACCCTTGCTTATATGCTTTATAGATACGCTGGCAGGAAGAAAACTTCTAATTTCATCTATTATCCTTAAATCTAAATTACTAAAACTAACGCTCTTTCTGGTTATACAACCATCACCTATCAAATACCCCAATATTTTATAAACCCAATCCTTATAATCTTTGTGCGGAATAACAGGCAATATTCTTGGCACAGCAATATAATCGCCAACTCTTAACTGTGCTACTTCTTTCCACCCATCTATAGTATAAAAGGGATGGCATGTCGTTGTGGTTACATCCCTTCCCGTCCTTGTTTTTATAGTAACAGTTGGTTTAATTCCACTGTCTATTTTTTTAAGAACTAAAGATGCAACTATTTTATAATCTTCATCAAGACTTAATACATAATCAAAAGGATTAATATCTTTTATTTTCTTAATAATACCAGAATATAATTGTATATTGGTGTTTTCTTCAAGACACCCGCCACCTTGATTTCCTTTAATTATAGCCCTTGTGTTGGACTTGCTTGTCAGATACTTCAAAGCAGTATCGTGCATCTTATACGACAGCAAACTCTCGTACTTTAAATAAGGATCACTTATCTCTATCGGCATCAGTCTCCTCTACCTCAGCATCCTGAACTTCCTCATCTTTTATGCCCCATTGATGTGCTAAAAACTTCTGTACGTTACTCAGCTCGTTCACCCTATCTGTGTTCTGATTCACCTGAATCATCGTGTTCACCACCGTACTCGGTGCGCTACCGCTTATACCCGCTATATTCGTTATATGCTTGCTTGCGTCTAATCCTAATTTTCTTAAATCCTTGTCCTTCTTACCATCCTTCGTCATGGACTCCTTAACTAATCCCATTATGTTCTCACATGCAGGTCGTAATCCACGCTCTATTAACCGCCCGGCCTCAGCCTTTATCATCTCTGCCAACTCTTCAGACTTTAATAGCTTGCCTACCTTCAAATGATGCCTCCCCATCTTTGCCGCTATCTCACGATTCGAGTTCCCCTCTAACTTCAACCGCGCTATCTGCACCTTCTCCCTCACACTTATATGCTTGTGCATATACCCCTTCTTTACCTGCTCCTCGGCTAAGGTCATCTCGCACCACCTTTAATAAATAATCAGTCATGCTTACTCGCTCCCTACGACTCCTATCTACCAACACTCCCCACTCTTCATTACTCAACCGTATCCCTATCCTCTTATCCCTCGCCATATACCCCCCTATGGATATTTTGTATCCACCCTTATACTAACCCCACTCACTTGTCAAGATAATTTGTATGTACAAGGCACTTTCTACCACCCCCGTGTTGAACGGAGATGTACTAACAAGCCGTTTTTATCCCCATCCGTGTGCCGGGAACATAGATATAGCTGAACAAATCCAAGCTCCGGCTCCTCCCTCCCCCTGCCTACCCTCATGCACATAAATATAACACATATAAATAATAAAAAAATCTATGGCTTAGATGGCTTACACATAGCACACGTACACTGTATATGATGCGACACTGTAGCGCGCTTGACAATACCGGATAGTATGGAATTAACGATAGGCTGAGCAGTCTTAGCCGGGGATACCTTTGGCTGTTTGGCTGGTTTAACCGGATCTGGCTCGTAAACGGTATCGCCAGGTGACTCCATAGAGGACTTTGACGAGTCCGGCATGGTAATAGATGGCTGTTTTTCGGGTGTTTCAGACTTCCCGGTACTGGCTGTATCTTGCAAGTTGCTCACTATATACCCGACAACTCGACCGCGCTTTACAATCTCAATAGGCTCATCCAGTTCATCGAAGGTTAATGTTAGGTTGATTCTTAATTGCTCGAAGGTTAATGTTCGCATGTTTCAGACTCCTGAAGGTTAATGTTCAACATTAATGTTAGTATCAAAGGTTAATGTTAAAGGTTAATGTTCATCCTTCATATACGGTGAAGGTTAATGTTCTCTTATACCGAAGGTTAACCTTTGTCAAGATAAAAGTGGATAAAAAGTATCCAGTTGTTGTGAGTGGGGGCCGGATATATGCTGGAATAAGGCCAATTCTATCCTGAAATAATGCCGGATACAGGTGGGAATAGGCATAAAAAGAGAAAATAACAGCATGATAACAGATAATGATACGGGATAATAGGATGGTATGTAATATTAATGATAATGGCTCCTGATAAGTGACAATTTACGGCTATTGGAGACAAAAAAGGGTTAAGGAATATCAAGGGCTTACAGGTGGAGCGGACAAATTTTGTTTGTGGTGGATACGAAGTATACAGTGAGTAATAAGTATGCAGGAATAATATGTTGATAATGCTGGATAATATTTATTTTTAATTGTTGGCATGTTTGGCATGGTATTGGCATACTATAATAGTAACCAATAACCACAAAGGAGTTAAAACCATGCCAAGTATCGGGGAACCGGGGAAGGGGTTAAAAATGACAGGCAGATTAAAAACTTATATATTCACAAGTGAAGAAGTCATAACATTAAGAAACGCAGTTATTGAGTATTATCAAATGATAAAACATTTAAAGCCGAATAGTCCGGTTGCAATCAGGAATTTAAACAATGCTAGGGCTTTAAAAGATCAGTTTATTACAGACTCAGGCATTTAATCTTTTACCCTGCTCTTGAGGGATCAAGGGCAGATATAAGGGATTAACTAACAACTAAACAGGAGGGATTGAAACATGAACTTTAAAGAACTGGAAAACTGGAACTATGAGGGAATTGACGCCAATCTAAAAACATCACTTTATGAGTATGGGCTGGTATGGAAACTACAGGCGAATGGCGGGTATATGTTTTATTATGGCGTGAGAACTGATGGCGCTGGCAATTATACCTTGTTTGACTGGGGAACTGTTGAACCGGATGAAGATGGATTCCATCCTGAAGAAGAGTGGAACTTTGCCGACTTTGACGCTGTTGCAAGGTTTTCAGGAGTATCAAAAGAAGAGTTTTTGAATACGCCCTTACCCATGATCGTTTTTGACCTTATCGCTTATTATGGTCATGATAACATCTTCGGGTCAAGCTATTATCCTTTTACGATTGATAAATAATTCCTAACAAATAGTAATTTTGAAGGGAGGGCAACATGGCAAAAAACAACATGAAGGCACTCTTCAACAAACTTGGAAAGATCCGGCGGATCGAGTCTAAAGTTATTGATATTAACAAGGTTAAAAGCAATATAACAATAATTAAGAGGAGGGTTTAAACGATGCAAATTAATCTGGCAATTCAGGAACATAACGAAAATAAAACAGTGGCAGTTAAGGCATATTTACCCTTTGAAATGTTTGGATATAGATTCGCGGCACATAAGGCATATTCAAGTGATACTTGGAATGTTTCAGAGTTTTCAACTGGCTTTAGTGTCGAAAGGAACTGTTTTACACGGGCAAAGGCTCTTGAAAAGGCAAAAACAAGACTCGAAACAATCGGCAAAGTTAAGGTTGTTGAAGCTATTGAGTACGCTAAAACTCTTTTACAGGAGGATATAAATACATGAAAATAAAACAAGCGGATTATGACAAATTAAAGGCGGCTCTTGATACTTTTATCGAAACAATAGGCATTGAAACGATCAAGGCGCATAAAGCGAAAAAACTTGGTAAAGACGTTGATATGAGATTCAGATGGGATCTACTTAATGGAAGCGGTTTTAATGTATGCCAATTTTACGGCTATTTGAATGATACTCATATTGACACGGCCTTAAAACATTATGTTGACGGGCGAAAGGACTTAAACACATGAAACGAATATCATTTATTGTGATTAATAGTTTAGGGCTGTTTGTTATTATGTTCAGCATTTATATTTCGGCTGTTATGATGTTCACGGGCAAATAAAACGGAGGGCAGGAAAATGAAACGGAAAAATAAATATTTATACGGATGGAAGCTATACGTTAATTACGGGCAGGGCTGGGAATATGAAACCTTTGAAGAGACTTTTAAGGCATACAAGGAAAACCGGAGACTATACCGTGAAAATTGCCATTATCCGCAGAAGTGGACGCAGGGCAGAGAATTGAATGTAACTTAATTATTCCTATTTAATAGGAAAAACTTACAAGAGGGTATAACCATGAACGGAAAACTAATTGAAATTGGAATAAAAACATACGGCCTGCAAAAGTATAATTTTTTTGAATGTGAGGACTGTAAAACAATATATCCAGAAATGTGCGGAAAGATAATCTGCAACGGGCATATTATAGATCAATGCCCCTGGTGCAGACCAGACAGCCGACCATGGACAAACGGAAGAGGGCAATAAACAGATAAACCTATTCAGAGCCTTCCGGGATACCGGAGGGCAAAAAGGAGGGTAAAAACAATGCAATATTCAAGAGTAGGTGAAAGCGGCAAAGATTATGTTGTTAAAATAAAAAGAGGTGCTTTATATGCTGTTATGAAAATAACTTGTGATGGAAACGAGTTGTACACAAACGATTATTTACCAGTACTTGAAACTCAAATTGAGTGCGAAGACAATTGCAATAGAATTGCTAGCCAATATATAAAATAACCGAATGAAACGGACTGCAAAAAGGAGACGGGAAAAATGGAAAATTACTCAATAGAAGAACAGGCATTGATAGGAAAAAGACTTGCTACATTGTTTTTAATGAAAAGAGACCCTGAACACCATGAGAGATTTAAAACTCTGTGGGGAACTAAAACACCTCTTGGTATCTATCACACATTTAAAAGACTTGGGGAAGATATAGAAAATGGCAATATCCTTGAAACATTAAAATTTTAAACGGAGGTGAACCCATGCCATGTAAACAATGCGGAGAAAATCCGGCTATGACGCAACAAGATAGGAGCATCACGCTGATTATACTCAAAAACGGACGGGTACGGAACTGTTTTTATAAATCATATCCGGCGGATCACGGACTCTGCTTTGCCTGTTTCAGACGGCAAAACGAGCGGATGTTTATGGCCGGACGGCAGGAAAAACTTGTTGAAATGCTTGGAAGGAGGTACGAATGAAACGAATTGAGAGCATAATATGGAAACGGGCGCAACCACCACCGGAATTAATATGTATGCAATGCCCTAAACCGGCGGTTAATTTCGTGACGCTGGCAGATGAAGGCGGGGCAGAATTTGTGCTTTGCCTATGTGCTGAATGCTCGGAACTGCCGGAAGAGGAGCTGTTTAAACTGATAAGAGGAGGGCAAAATGCCTGAATTTACGGTTGATTTCCAAGTCTGGTGCGCAACATGCGGGAAAGGGCTTTGCGGATATTCCAGCACTAAAAATTGGGACTTAAACGTAGAAGCCTGTCCTTATTGTATAGACCAAAAAGATGACGAAATCAGGAGCCTTGAAAGAGAAATAACCAACCTCAATAACCAGATTGAAAGCCTGAAAGACGAAATAAACGAAATGGCAAAGGAATGAAACGGACGGCAAAACTTGTTATAAAAACTATGCAGTTTTATTAACAACTCTACAATGGAAGGCTAAAAACGAAAGGAGAATTATGAGCTATTACGACAGGCACAACGACAGGAATAAAGAGGCTCTTCGGCAAGGTGAAAAGGACGCTTTTTATGGATACCGATCTCACCGCTACGACTATGAATCACACACGGAAAGTGGCGAGGCTTACGACGATGGATATAGGACAGAGCGCAATCGCATAGAACGCCGGGAAGAAGAACGCCAAGAAGAAGAACGGCAGGAGCGGAATAGGCTGGAACGTATGCGCGAAAGACGGCAGGAAGATGAAGAAGAATATTATCAGCGGATGGAGGAAGATGCACAAACGGAAGAGGTTTTTGGTGACGCCCTTGAAACAATAAATGAGGATATGGGCGACAAAACAGAATGAAGCGGACGGCAAAAAGAAAGCCCCCTGGAATCTCCACCGGGGGGCTTTGACATATTATAATCCTCAGTTATGTGCCATCCGGTTTTCTATAGGCAAGCTCCTTTCCCACCCTATGTGGATTCAGGTTTAAAAATAGTATAAAACGGACGCAGAACAAAGTCAAGAATTATCACAACAGAATTGTTAAACACGCCAACAACATTAAAAGTGCCCCTGCCAACACGCTGTATATAATTATACCTACTCCGTTCGTTTCAGGTTCGTCTGGTTTTTCGAGCTGAATAAACTGATCTCCAACTTTGCCGATGTATTTCATGACTTCTCCTATTTAATAGTAAAAGTGCGGGGCAAGATTCGATACTTGCAGACCTGTTTTAAGATTATTGCTTCATCGCTTCTACGGCTTCCGCCTCCACTCTGCTTTAATCTCCATGCTTCGGTCTTCCATCATGGTCTCTGTTGCGTCTATTTTTCGTAGTAACATTCATGGAATGTGCTTTACGCTTCCGCCACCCGCACACTTGATTTCAAAGGGGCTGGCTTTCGCCTTCGCATAAGCGGGCTTGCCCCGTATCAGCCGTTTTAAGGAGGGACTACCTATCAAGTGTTTTTCGTATATTATAAATATCCAGACAATGTAAAAATAGGCTAAAATGCTTATCTAAATTACCTATGGACGCATACTCAAAACCCTCGTCCTCTGATCTGCCTACTCTTAATATCACAACATCAACAACAGGAAAGCCGTTCTCGGTTAATAGCTCCTTATATGCCGCAACCTGGTGCTTCATTTCAGGCCATATACCAGAGCCGGAAGTCTTGATGTCAATTAGTGTTGGCTTATCGTTTAACATGGCATAAATATCAATAGTTCCACCATATTGATGAACCTCGGATACAAGCGGGACTTCTGAAAGAATCAGCTTCAAGTCTTTACCTTTTTTCCATTCCAGGAACTTTAAAAAGCCGTTCTCCGCTTCAGATACTACCGATGGGGCATAGTCTTTCAGGTCTGGCTTCTCCCCTTTAAGCTCACACTCGATTAAATAATGGCAACAAGTCCCGATTTCCGCTTTATCATCTACATATTTTGTAGAATCAATGCCTTGAAGTCCCAAGCGATTAGCCCATGCGATTAATGCCGGTTTTGCAAGCACATTCAGAGCGGTTGTAACTCCGACAACAATCTTGTCTTCCTTGTTGCGATACCGGATATGAGCTTTGGTCTTTTCTTTTGCTTTCATGTTTCACATCAAAAAGGGGGGCTGTCATCATCAAAAATAGTATTAGCTATCGCTTTTCGCTCTTCCTCTTCAATCATCTTTTCCAGTTTGCCGATTGCACTTCCTGCCCATTTCTCAGATAGCTTCTCCAGATTGTCAACATAGACCTCTTTACCATCCTTCCCTACAAAGCTCGTAAGCTCAATAAGCAAAGCCCTGAAATTATCGTCTGAATCTGAGTGTAAGTTAGTAAGATACTTCCACATTTTCTGTTCCAGCTTCTCTTTCACCGTTTTTGGCTCCTTTGTACTCCAGTACTGGTGGCAGAAGTCTCTTGTGGGGGCTTCTCAGGGGCTTTATTTGCCAAATTAGGAGCTTCGGTCTGAACCGGAACCGCAGGAACGATCTTGGCAAGGTCGGCAAGGATGGCTTTTGACATAATGCCATATGATTTAATGATTCTTGCATCACCATCCGGCTCTGTGTTAAAAATAGGAAGTTCCGCAACATACTTATCCTTTGCATAGCTCATGCAAGTCCCAAGCACCTGTGCATATATTTCAAGAGGGGACTTGCCGAATGACCTTCCACCACCTTTCTGGAATCCACCTGCTTTCGGAAAGCCACAGTAATGTTTGCCGTTCTTTTCCCATGTGTAAAGCTCAACTTCTTTCCCTTCATGTTCCTTCAGCTTGGCATCAAAGGCAACATATTCTTGATCTCCGAATACAACTATCTTGTAATTGCCCTTATCCACATAGCTTTTAAGTACCGCTTTTTTACTTGCCATGAGCTGCATCTCCTTTTTTAACCTCTGCAATTTTAATGGACTTCAATACCTGTTTGGCTATCGCCTTCGGGTCTATTTCGCCTTCGTTAATGTCATTCGGGCTGACAAACGGTATCAATGTTCCGTTCAGGAATACACCGCCATCCCGTTTCGTGATCGCCGCCTTTGGTTCCAGGCTCAGGCTCATACCGCCATTGCCCACACTCAGGGTCAAGCCCTTTAAAACTTCCTGGTGTATCATGCGCCCTCCTGTTCTTTCTCTTTGGCGTTTTCGACTCGATATGCACCATATTGTTCGCTGCAAACCCACTTCTCTCCGTCTGAAGCAAACCCGAACTTCTTTACATGATGTTCCAAAATTATTTCGTCAACTTCTTCTCGGCTGTATTTAATACTAATGTCCATACTCCCTCCTGTTATTCCTATTTAGTAGGACTTTTCGCCCCTCATAGCCTGTTTGATTTTATCAAGCTCAGACTGTTCGCCATTGATGGTTTCGTGAAGTTGTTCAGCAATATAAGCTATGAAATAACGGGGCATAAGCACAACTATTCTTTTGTTTTTGTCAGTAATAGTTATTGTGAAATTACTTTTGCTTCCTATTTTAGACACTACAACATCAAAAGGCTCTATATTGATTGTCTTTCTCCTCTTCATAGTTCCTCCTTAAATTCATCCCAAAGTGATTGCCAGATTTCATTGTTTGATTCCCTTATTTCATAGCATTATTTTCATCTGAATATTCTTTTTAACTTCTTTAACCGTAAGTTTTTTTGGAACAAATGTCCAATCCATTCGACTGTTTTCTTCATTAAGAAGCTCCCCACTTATTTTTCTTATCTCCAATTTAATTTTGGGGTATAGCTCACGAAACTGAGCATAAGCTATTTTATTCTGGTGGTATGCCTGCCTTGACCCAACGACCTCTATAAAAACATTCGCTTCACCATCATAAAAATCGGGACTATATCTGAAGGTGTTTAATCGAAAATTAGCCGGAGAATATACCCAATTTGTATGTTTAAAATAATTGTCTATAAACTCAAGTTCCCTATCATGCAAAAACAACTCCTTTTCTTGTGTTAATGTCATTCTGTCTTTAACACGATACGCACGATAATAATTTCCATAACATTTTCTACATAGTTGTCTTTTTGCGTTATAAACATTTGAATCACCACAAATCCCACAGCTCATTCCCTACCTCCTTTGAATTGGTTCCAAAGCTCCTGCCATATTTCAGCCGCTTCCATGCTTTCGGTCACGTCTTCACCATCAACAAAGCATCTGTCAGACCTTCCGGCGTCTATTTCATATCCCTGATTGATAAGCCACTTTTCAAAGGCTTTTCCATCCCTTATGCTCTGGCCAACTTCGATAACGTGATTATTCTTTTTCATGGCTCCTTTTATAAATAACTCTCAAAAATAATGCAAGTTCGGCTTAATACCATTTTCGACTGTTTTAATCCAATAAAGGCTATTATGCCCTCAAAAATACTTTGTTCATAGATTTGCTTCGATTTGCTTCGATTTGCTGATTTGACAAAAGGAAATGAATCGGTTTATATATCAGCTAAAAACAAAGGAGTTACTTTAATGCCACGACCCCGCAAGGACTTCAACCAGCTCATGCTGGATTACAATCGTAGATTCGGTAAGACATATTTTAATGTTGATTGGTGGCTCCTTGACTTGCAATTAAGGCTTTCTGTCAGGGCAATCGCTCGCTTAATCAAAGTTGACAGGACTGTTTTAACACGGAAGCTAAAGGAGCTGATATGAAACATAATATTGGAAGACGACAAATAGGCATGGGTGGGAAAAAACAGAAATATGATGAATCCAATACCTTACATGAATGTCCGCTTTGTCGGGGGACGGGCGAATCACAATCCGGCATAGGCTCATGCTCCATGTGCAGGGGTAAGGGGAAAATTGATAATAGACCAGAGCCGGATGATTATGAGGATGAAAGGAGCCGAAGATGATTAAGAAATATTTTACAAACAGCCTTGCAACCGGATTATCCGATATGATGCGTGTCGGAGCAGAGGTTGTCTTCTACAAAGACCATCTTGCTGAGATTGCTAAGAAAGATGTTTATATTCAACAGTTGCGCGGGGCGCTTGGTTATTCGGTTTCTGGCAATATATCTGAAAAACCAGAAATCCTAAATGGGCTTGCGGATGCTTTACATAGGCAACTTGCCGAGAAGGACAAGGAAATCGCCGAGTTGAAGAAAGACCTTGCCCTAAACGCCTCCATGCTTGCACGTCAATGCGATTTAGCAAGAGAGGCGGAAACAGCGTGTGCCGAGAAAAGCAAACTAATTGCCTTCCTTCAAGAAGATAATGCCAGATTATATTTTGAAATTAAAAGTCTGACAAATATTAAGGACAAGGAAATTGAAAGACTGAAATCAGCCCTTAGAACTATTACCTTTTCCACTTCACAAGTTGCGGCAAAAATAGCCGAAGAAGCACTAAAGGAGCAACCATGAAACTCTGTGAGTGCTGTGGCAAACGACCTGTCAAAGAAGGCAACCGGAAGCTCTGTAAAATATGCGAGAAAAAGCCTGACGAAGGCGATGCTTACAATAAGAGATACGGTCATTCAATTACGGGGAAGTCCTGAAATTACTAATTAATAGTAAAAGGAGGTTCAATGAAATATTGGTCAAGAATGGTTCTGTTAATTATGTGGGGTATGATCGTTGGCATAGCAAGCGAAATGATTGGCGATAGCCCCGAAACGGACGTCTATACTATATGGACAATGATTCATGCCGTACTAAATCTGTCGGTAATTATGATTGTGGCTTTTTTAGCTGGAATCGAACACGAAAAGAACAAATAAAGGAGGCACAATGAGCTTATTATTTTGGAGAACAAAACCAGTTCCGATAATACCTATCAGCCCTTACGCTGTTATATTTCAGGCGTTTGCAGACTACGGTGGGGATAAGAAAGCTCTGCTGGAACTGCTTTTGAAAGCGTACTTACCAGCATATCACTTACAGCAATACCCGAAACACAAGAAAATTGATCCTTCCATGCAACTGACAGATGAAGAAATAAAAAAGACTTACAAAGCCATTTGTGAAAGGTAAAAACATGAAAGAAATAGATGATATTAAAAAACAGACCAACACAATAAACATAACAATGGCACTAACAGTAATAGTTTTAATCGGAGGCATAATTGCTGGATTTATGCTACTTGATGAATCTCTTGATAACAAAATTGCTGATGTGTCATGTATATCTG